CCAAGAACTCCAACGAATTCTTTATTGCCTTCGCCGCTCCCTTGGCTCCGTTAGGAACGGAGACCACCGGCCACTTGTTTCCAAAGGCTTGGCTAACGGAAAGACAATCAAGCTCGCCCTCGGTGACCGTAATCATTTTTCCACCATCTCGGAAAAGATGCTCACCGAATAAACCGGAAGACTTTCCGATCATCATAAATGACTTGTCACGGAAGCGGAGCTTCTGTCCGACCAACGCCCCATCCGCCCCTCGGTAGGCTGCGATGTGGCAGTGCCTGCCGTTGAACTCCCCAACTTTGTAGTTAAATTTACCGCAGGTAGCTTCTGTGAGTCCCCGGCTCTGGAGTGGCGATGTCTCCCCCTCGATGAATCGTGCATCCTTTGGTTTTGCTATCACGTTCAAAACCTCTCCAGTGTGTTCGCGGTAGTTGCAGCCGAAACACCAAGCGTGTCCGTCGGAGTACCTCGCCAGGTTATCCTTGCTTCCACACGCAGGACACGGCTCATGGTGTAAAAATTGTGATGATGATTCGGGGTCCATGCTCATCTTCAAACATCTTCTTTGCACTGCACTTAGTTATCTGATCGTCATCATCCCAAACAACTGCGTTGCAAGAGTCCAGGATTGCTTTAATGTAGTTATCAATGTCGCCCCGTGGAGTCTCCCGCTTGGTAGTTTTCGGCCTCTTGCACCAAAACTCCAAGTGAACAGAAATCCTACCCGCAAAAGGCTCGCCCAATTCCATCGCATCCAGTGCGGCTTTCGCATCCTTGCGGAACTGGGTGTAACGCTTACCGTAGTACGTCCCCCACTTTGTAACGCGGGGGCGACTGGCGGGAACAGGCTCCACCGCAACCACAATTTTAGAAATCGAAGTTATCGTTCACCCCGTCTGTAGCGGACTCAGTGGTCGCACCTGACACAGCTTCTCCTTCAATATCAAAATCATAATCATCGGTGGACCCTCCGCCTTGGTACTCGATCAGGTTCACCACCTGTACCATCTTGACTCTGAGGGTCATCCCGATTCCCATCGAAGCAACGAACCACACATGAGGCTCAAACCCTACGCGAATAGTTGAACCCCCGCCGACTGTTGCCGTCAACGGATTGCGATGCCCATCAACTAGGACAACCCGGTTATCAATGGTTTTTCCATCGTACTCGTACTTCGCTTTGGTCTTGAATTTGAAATCAACCAATCCAGTGCTGTTACCTTGATCATCTTCATGGTTGGACCAGGGCATCCCGGCTACTTTCAACTGCTTCTTTTTCTGCTTATTACACTCATTGCGGTACTCATCTTTGAAGTGAGCCTTCAACTTTTCGATGAATCCCGCCGCCTCTTCTGCATCAACACGAAGGGTTACGGCGTAAACACCGTTTTCGTCGAACTGTGTGTTCGGTTCGTTCAACCAAGGCCACACTGCGGTTCCCTTTGGGCTGGTCATTTTTGGACGTTTTGGCATTTCATGCTCCATTAAAGTTTCACGCGAAGTAGTAATCCGATTCCATCACCTTTGTGATGTTAAGCTTACCCATCGCAGGTACATCGGGAAGTTCCACGCCAACCGGAAGCTGGCACTCGATCTGATTCCTAAACACTTCCAACAAATTGGGAGTGAACATATCTACAGTGGATTGTCGCACTGCGGTTGCGAGTGTGCCGGAGTGCTTGGCGGTGGTGGACAAAGAGTCGTGTACCGCTGCGAACTGGGACACCCCCGCGCTTGCTGAGAGATTAATCGTGAGGGTTTTCAAAGCAGCGTCAAGAGAATGAACATAGTTCGGGCTGATCCCGTTGATGTTCCTGCGGGGAGCTGCTTCACCCCTGCCGTATTGCAGCCGGTGCCTGCGAATCTTCTCACCAATGCTGGTCTTGACCTCATAACTCGCTTGCTTTTCATATAGCTGCTTGACCAGGAATCCAGACGGCGAGGTCCACATTGGGTTAACTTTGTTTTCCATGCAAATGCGTGCGACATTTCTAAGCCAATCCATGCCAACCCGTGCGGAGGAAACAACATCACCAATGGAATCCCAGATCAGATCCGACAAGTAGATGCAGGGCTTAAACACCTCATCGAATGGGTTCACCACACCACGCCTCGTCAACATTTCTTGGAACCATTCGATGGTGTACTCCTTACAACTCTGCTTGGTAGATCCGTATGGAAGTACCATCGTCTGCCTTTTCGTGGTAGCTCTAGTAATTCCAAAAGAAAGCCAGCCGTCGTTGTAATCGTTGGAGGTGTTCTTCAACAGGTCAATAACTCGTTGAGCCACCATCGCATATAAATCTTGGGGGGTATTGCTCGGTAATACATTGGTATTACGCGCCGCCTCTTCATCGCGGAGAAGCAACGCATAAATTTGTAAGCCTTGATTGGAAGCGTCTTGGGCCACCGCAGTTCGTGATACATAGCCATAGCCCTGCTCCAGAAACCTTCCGATGTCCATCGCAACCGCTAAGAACTCCCAAGGCTCATCAGCATCCTTCCACTGGGTGTACCCTAATGGATCTTTCGCAATCCGTCGGAATAGATCCTCGTTTTCCCACACCCACTTCACCCGGTAGTCGAAGGTTTTCTTATCGTGGCCCCAGGTGTTTGCAGCTTGAACCGCTAACCAGTTCGCATCGTTCTGATTCTCTATCGGGTCACCCTCTGAAAACTCCAAGAGTGCTTTCGCAACCGAACAACCCTGACAATTCAAAGGGCTTGGGATATCGTAAGTGCGTCCGCGAAAATCACATTGCTTCGGAAACCAAATGGGACGGCCTTTGAACTTTTCAGCAAGATATAAAATCTTTCCGAGTTGCAGTCGCTTGGAGCGGTCCCCGTTGTTAAGGCGATGGATCTCAGCCGCGTGTCGTCTCCACAGCTTCTGCTGAACGGGGTCCTCCCAGTCATCGGGGCGATCAGGAAGATCGTGGTCTTGGTTGGTAGGGAGTCCGCCGACTTGGTGGTTGTGGTCGTAAGCGTGCCGCACACATTTCAGCACCTCCTCGTTAATCCTCCAAGCCGTGTCCTGCTCATGCCCCAAGCACTCGTACACAGCTGGCATGTCGGTGTTGTTCAACTCCTCCAAAAATTTCTTGTCGTAAGACTTTACGAGTGGCCGCCGACGGACCTCATCCGAGTGATAGCCCCCGATGTATATCGACTGCCACGGCATCGGCTTCACCACGGTAGGTAGGAACACGGGAGACAAGATTTCATGGTGACCGTGAGCCTTCTTGATCCAATCCAACAGATCATCGGTCGCCATCACCATCGTTGTGCTGCGGTTGAACAACGTGTTGATGGTCTTGATCTCGATGAGACCCGTGGCCTCCTTCATCAACTCCACCAACACCAACCCGACAGAACAAGCAACCTTCCCCGTCCACCTGGGAAGTACCACACCCGCCGCCTTCGCAGACTTATGGATGAACCTTCGCTTCTGAACGTACCCACCGTGCTTTTTCGTTCGGTTGAACAAAGATTTCCAAAGCTCCGGCTCCTCTTCCTGAATTTTTCGGAATCGGTATTCATCTTCTAGGTACTGGCCTAGCCGAATGCTGATCGCGGTCAACGTCCGGCGCATCGAGATGCCATCGAGTACCGTGCGAGCCGTCAACGCCGCAACCAGATCAGACGGCAGCAGCTCGATGTACTCTAAACACCGATGCTTACGCCCCGGCCCCGTCCTCGCGTTGTGGCACCAGAACTCGATGGTTTCTTGCAGTCTGATGATGGATTCACCCAGCAGCCGCTTAGCGACTGGGGAGTATGTTTCCATCTGATCGTTTTGTCCGCGATTGACCTTCGACCAATATCGGTCTCGGCCCAACTCAATCATCTCTGAATCTAAATCAGATTGACGCATCCGTGCATCCCTATTTTTGTGACAACATCCTTATCGTCACAGCTCCGCTTTATACTACAAAAAATTGTAAATTAGTGTGGGCGACGGGACTCGAACCCGTAAGACCAAGGGTCGCAAGATTTTAAGTCTTGTGCGTTTGCCGATTTCGCCACGCCCACCACGTCAACCCTCCAACGCTGAGATGGCTCCCTCCAGATCCTGGGAACCCAGGTGAGCATACTTCATAGTCATCGTGATGGACCTGTGACCTGCGAGCTTTTGAATCACCGGCATGGAGACTCCGCGCTGTACAAGGTTCGTGATAAAAGTGTGCCTACAGGCGTGGGGGATAGCCTGCGGATCATCGCTCCACCCCAAAGCACCGCGAGCCTCGTTCCAGACTCGGGAGAACTTCTCGTATGTCGTCCACCCCCAAAGGGTTTCCTGATCCCGAGCCATTGCGGAGAGTTCCCGATTGATAACGGTGCGAACTCGCTTCGTCATCGGCACCGAACGAGGCCACGCCGACTTGTTGATTTCCACAACAATCAGGTTGCCTTGGATATCCCTGGGCTGCAAGCGGAAAAGCTCTCCACACCGCAGCCCCGTCCCCATCAGCACCTCAACCAAGCCAACGTAGCGGTCGTAACCGAGTTCCTTCAGGGCCTCCGAGATCGCCACCTTTTCTTGATCGGTGTACCACCTGATCCTACTGGGTGGCTCCTTCTCCTTGGTCAGCTTCGGCTTCTCGTCGATGATCCCCATGTCCATAGCTTTGCTGAGAATCTTGGAGAGGCAAGACAACTTGCGATTGATTGTACCGGGGGCGTTGCCGCGAGCCTTCCATGACAACTTCGCCGCATCAATCAAGGAAGCATTAACATCTTGAATCAAAGTGTCGGAACCCAAAGCATCAATCAACTGGTTGATGTTGATCTGCGCCTTGTCGTCGCTGGGGGTTCCCGACCACTCCGTGCGGTAGGTATGCCACGCAAGCTCTTGCACCGTGCGGGGACTAGAAGTTCCGCGAGTCTCGCCAAGGTCGGGGAGCTTCCCCGCAACCAAGTCGGCAACGGCCTGCGCCTCCCATACCTTTGCTTCTTGATGATCTGTAAATGTTCTTCGGTAACGCTTGCGGTTACGGTGAACCGTAACCTGAAATTTTTCGCCGCGAAGGATGATCGGCATTCTTAATCCTTTCAGTGTAGTAAAGAGGCGTGCGTTTTTAGGTGGTCGCACCCCCACCGGAGGAGAAAGAGATGCACTAATCTGCGGGTATCGTAACAGATCCACGGGAGCCGGGGACCAACGTGAGCTGTGCCGCAAGATACCGAGTCTTCCCGTACTCATCAACCTGAATCAACAACGGCTCACCACGGTCACACTTCGATTCTGCAATGTCCTTGGCACGGGTCTTGGTGTGTGCCTTGTTGCTGAGGATCTCAATCAACCCAGGTAAACGCTTTGATTTTTGTTCGGGGACAATGTTAATCATCTGTGCATCCTTTCAATCCGCACCCGCAGCTTTTGCCGCGTCCTCGTGGGTTTTGTAAGGTCCATCCCAATCGGTCAGTCTCCAACCGAAAGGATCGGTTTGAGACCAGTAAAACCCCTCACCTTTTGGCTCCCCATCCTCGAGGGTTTCTTGATCATGGATATTATCCTGGAGTGTTCTGTAAACTATTCGGATTCCCATTTTCTTCACTTACGCTTCCATTTTTTCCAATAGCGGTATTCACCGGGTGTAACGTCTATGATTGTGATAGGTGAGCCCCATTCTCGCGGATGACCACTATATCCATGGTCTCTTACGTCTTTCACCTCCTCTGATTCGAGGAGTAGCGAGATTCTTCGAGGGTTTCCGTTCGTATCGTTTTTAGTGTTGAGCTGTATATGTACTGTCATTGGTGCATCCTTTTATGTGGCCTACCAGGCCAGGGTATTTTCAGTGAGTGCCGACGATACGGAATTCGTGCTTGCGCCCTCGCGCATCCCAGCGATAGTTGGATTTACGCTCACAGTCAAACTGTGCGCAAAGTTCCCTTGCCTCCCGGCGCAACATGTTGAGATCCGTCCCATGAATCCTTTTTACTACCTTTCCGCGTTCCATTTCGGTAATCGGGGTTCCATCCGCATTCCACCATTGTCGGTGAAATATTTCAATCGTAAAGTTTGGGCCTTGCTTTTCGTTTCGATTTATCATTGTGTGCATCCTTTCATTGTGGCCAAACCAGGCCAGGGTATTTTTTAGATTTCGCGTGCCATGTTGATACCGTCGTACATCGCGCGAGCTTTGTCGTAGGTTTCTCGGAGTGTGCCCATGCTGGTAAGCTCCCGAGAGCCTGCGCGGGTTTCCAATCGCCACCCACAAATATCACCATAAAGTGATATGGTTCGAGGGTTCGAGATTGGCCGTCCATCCTCTGTACGCTTTATGGAACCGTCCTCGTTCAATTCGTAGACATCCCGCGGAGTTTCCAGCGTATCGTTAAGTAGTTCGATCATTCGGTAAACTTGGTTTTTCGTGATTCGTTGCATTGTGTGCATCCTTAAAGTGTGTTTAAAATTGGCTTGAAATTTATTCGGATATCCACCCGATAGTCTCAGTAACTCGTCTATCCGCATCCAAATTTCGGACATGGGAAACCGTCAAACGATACTTCGCATCCTTGTGATACCCATTGAGATGCGCTGTGGCTTCCAGGTTTTCCATCGTGGAGAGATTAAAAAGAATGGCGGCATCATTAGCATCATCGAAACTGTCGAACAAACGGGCATCGGCTACGTTGGGAGTGATTGTTAAATTTGTTTTCATTGGTGCATCCTTAAAGTGTGGCCAAACCAGGCCAGGGGTTTTCATTCGGTGTCATCGTTGATGTATTGGTATATCGAGTAAATGAGAACACAGATCGAGAGGAACGCAGGAAACAGGAGTACCATCCTCAACCCCCAATCTTCCGGAGAAAATCACACCGTCGATTAAATTCGCCAAGCGCATCATCTCTCGTATCGTGTTTAGTTATCTGATTGTTTGCGACATATCCTTCATCATCCCGCCACACAAACCATTGTTGATTAGGTCCAGAAAATTCCATGCGGATCGTTGTTTTTCCGTTGTTAAATTGTTCGCTAATTTGTTTCACTTGTGCGCATCCTTAAAATTGGGTTCGGTTTGATACTACTATCATATCGGTAGATTGTAAAGTGTACTTTACGAAAAAGGGTAAAAAATTCTACCCCTCTACAAGCTCGAGAATCTCGTCGCCGGAAACTCGGTAATTAATTCCTTCACAAGCGACGATATGGTCTTCACCGTTCTTAGCTTGTCGGACGTAAAACCAGGGTTCTCCAACGGAAGAGTCTTTCCATTCATAGTGAATGTCGTCCCAAACAGTTACTTCTTGCCCAGATTTAAGGACGGAATCGGTAGTGGTGTTTTTCATTGTTGAATCCTTTAATTAAAGAGAGAGAGAGAGAGCCCAAACCAGGCCAGGGATTTTTTCATTCGCTGAAAAGCCAACTAAGGATCGCGCCGTTGGAATTCTCGACAGGAAGCAGGGTACCGATGTCCCGTAGATCGTCCGAATCGTCCAGACCGTACGCGGATGCCAACTCCTGCAACGAATCGTATTCTGTCCATTCGCAGCATATCGCCACGACATCGAATTCGATAGGCTCTCCGGTATTATCGCTCAATTCGTTGTAATACTCGAAAAGTGCATCATATGCGTAATAGGTGAACTGGCTATATCGGCCGTATCGGTTGAATTCATCCCGGATATGTGATGCGCTGCGGATTGTTTGAATTAGTGACATTGTGTGCATCCTTAAAATTGGGTTCGGTTTGATACTACTACTACATCGGTAGATTGTCAAGTGTACTTTACGAAAAAGGGTAAAAAATTCTACGACACTAGCCCAGGTATTTTCAGGCTCGGAGAGATTGTGGCCGAATGACTGTCAGATATTCGGTATCTGCAATGGCCGATTCCCGATTGGAATTCGATGGGATGCCGTTCCCCCGATACATAGCCATACCATCGGCCATTGCCACCTCTAATTCCTCCTGATTGTCCGCATGGTAATCGTGGGCAATCTCATCGACTGCGCATTCGTACGCTTCGTGCCATCCGGTTTCGCCTTTGTTCATTGTGATGACCGCGCCAATAACTCCCCACTGATTTACCACGAGCCAACAATACCCATCGGGCCAATCAACCCATACGTTTTCGGTTTCGCGTTCAATTCCATCACGTCCGGTATATTGAATCTTCATGAGCGCATCCCTTAAATGGTTTAAAAAACTTGAACAGTCGAATCCTAACCTACCATCGGTAGATTGTCAAGTGTACTTGATGGAATTCGGGAAAGTTTTTAGGGAATACGCTGTAAGTGTAGGCGGTTAAAGGATTTATAATTTTAAAATAGCCCTATGAAATATAGGGCGGTAAACTGGGAAAGATAAGGGAACCTGGAAGGTCGGCCGACGACCTAAGATTGTCCCGGGTAGATTCTAAGTGTACCGGGATGCTCTACAGGTTAAGACTTTATATATAGCTTGCGGTATGTTTATAGGATTGGACGGCGAAAACGCTTGGGGGCACTGGGGGTATTGGCGACAAAATTCATCGTATATACCCCCTCAAATTTTTTCGCCAAAATTACCCGAATTCTAATCAGGATCTACAACCCCAACTCTTGAGACTTCTCTGATGACTCCTTTGGGTATGCAGTTGACATTCCCAACCAGTTCAGATTCATCATCCCATGAGGCAGCTATGGTGATGTACTCGTCGTTGTCTTCCAGGAGTTTCCCAATGGAGGTTATTGGAGCTGGTTTCAGCTCTTTAGCTTCTTCCAAGCTACTCCAAGGATTTTGATCCTCTCCTAAGATGTCTAGCCATTTGACCATTATCAACATCTTAGAGCCTCTTTAGTTGTACTAGAAGGAAGAGAAGAAGGAGAAGTAAAAGACAACCAGTACAACTAAGATATAGTTGTTCTATAGATATCTTTACATTGTCTTATAGTGTCTCTATAGATATTCTATAGTTATCTTTATTAGGATTTTTCCAAGATCCTAGTAGAAGAGGCCCCCCTTACCCCCCACGAAAACCAGTCAAGGATGCACTCAATCCTGGTAATCATGAGGAGGTAAGGGAGGTCTCAAAGATCCTGGAATAATCCTAGCGATTTTTCCTGAGTCCTGAGCATTGTCGGCCCCAAGAAACCTTATGTTTCTCAATGAGTCGTTCCAAATGCCATTTGATCTCTAAGGCTCTAGGATCGCTTCTAAGGGCTTCTAGTATCTCAAGGTAGGTGGAGTCCTTTTTCATCCTTCTGTGGATGTGTCGGCCTCTGAGGGCGTTCTAGGGTCTTTGATGCCTGTGATCTTGTCCACCAATTTCATCAGTTTGATGACATGATCTGTGAGGTCTGAGGTGTTGATTTCATCTGTCAGGAAATCATCCCAAGCGTCCACGAATTGGTTCATCACGCTCCTGAGTTCTGCCCGGTTATCCATGTGGTTTCCTGCCTTCCGTGGCTTCCAAGAGCATTCTCCATGAATTTGTCTAGATCCGTGCGGAGCTTTTCTTGTTGGTGGACTTTCATAGCATCATCAACATCCCTAGACATCTGTTCAGTCCAGTAGTTCACTGCGATTGCCAGAACATCCAGGCGGTCATCATGGGCTAGGGAGCCTTTATCCCTGGTCAACCGGGTCATCTGGTAGAACAGCATGTATTTCAGGGCTTTGTCAGGGGGCAGGTGTTGGGTGGAGTTGTAATCCTTTTGGATTATGGACTCATCCACCACTAATTTGTGCCTGGCTAGAACTGGCTCTAAAACGTCCAAAATTCGCCGTTCTTTCTGGATACTGTGGCGAACTTCGTTGATCGTGACTTTGTGGATCTTGGCAAGAATCGGCTGAAACAGGGCGGTGAACATGCCATCCCCGAAGTTTGACTCGATGATTACTTCATTGACATCGTGGTCTTTGGCGATGACTGCCAGCTCCTTCAGGGTCTCTTCTGAGTACCCCCCAGGGAGTCCTCCTGCGGCTGTCAGGAAGAGCTGTGAGTTCAACATCTTGATAACTGCGTAGGCGGTCTCGTCCTTACCTCGGCCACTGGGGTCTATGGCGAGGACAGATCCCTGGTATTTCAAGAAGTCCCCTGAAACGCCCATCGGCATGTAGTACCGGTCACCGGACATCCCCACACACGGCAGGTCTTTGTACGCATACTCAGGAGACCCCGCCCACACGATCTTCTCAGGAGCGTGTTCCTTGTCCAATCGCATTACGATCAGATCCGACAACTTAAGGGGGTAGCGATCCACATCGGACAGTGTGGTGTCCAGCATGAATTGAAGAGCAAACCCCGATTTCCCATATGAGGCTTCACGTTCAAGCAGGTCAAATGTATTGAATCTTTTTGGGTCTACGGGAGCATCCTCTTCTAAATCCAATTTGGCAATCATGGGGGCCAACTTGGGGCCATATCCCAATCGTTGCCGTTCTGTCGGTATCCTGGCGGGCCATATGCGGATGTCATAGCCACGCTCTGGGAGTTGGTTGTAAAGACTGGCTTCAGTCTGGGGAGTTCCCAGGTAAATGATGTGTCCTCCAGGTTTGAGGACTGCATCGAATTCCTTGATCTGCTCCGCCAGCTTGTCACGCATCATTTGAGTGGCGGAGTTGTTCAAGCTCTCCACATCGTCACTGATGATGACATCAGCTCTTGCACCCGTGATCTGACTTGTGATCCCCTTCGAGGTAACGGAGGGGGCGTGTGCCGCAGGTGCTGGCCCCACATCAAAAGCAATCTTGGAGTTTCTTTGATTTTCGTGAGGCTTCAGGTGCTGAAGGACCGGCATCTCATCAATGAGTCGCAAGGTGAAAGTGGAGAAGTCATCAGCACGTTGCTTTGATGCGGAGACCACCAGGATGTTCTTGGTGGGGTCCAGTAACAACTGATGCACCACGAACGCCGAGGTAATCCAAGACTTGCCCACACCACGGAACGCCATCACACAACGCCGCTTTGGGCCGTTCTGGATGTAATCCGCAATGTCGTATTGAACCGGGGTAGGGTCAGGGAGTCCCAGGTGTTCCCAACACAAGTACAGAAAGTTTCTGAAGTCATGTAACCTGGGATCTGTCATATTACTTTTTTCGTTTCTTCCCGGAAGCGGTAATTGGATACTTTACCTTGCCCGGCCCTTTTTTTCGTTTAAGCACGTTTTTCTTTTGACTCTCGGTCATTCTATCCGCAACTGCTTTTGGACGACAAGCCGGGTACTTTCTGATAGTCATTTCAGAACCAGACCTTCCGCACTTTTCACCCGTGCGTATATCACGCCAATCTTCTTTGAACCACTTGGTAAGTCCGCCATCATAATTTTTTTTCTTTGCCACTACTTACCGACCTTTTTTAGAGCGGCTTTGTGAGCTTGTGTAAAACTGCTCCCATTGATCATCATTTCTCGCATCATTTTCATGTGCTTTTTAGTGTGATGCTTACTATGATTTTTCATTGTTTTTTGTTGCCTAGACGTTAGCTTTTTCATCGGTACCCTCCTCCCCTTTTTTTGTATTCCCTTACCAACCAAGCGTTAGCGTAAGCGGAGGGGTACACGTCAAACTTCTTTTTGGCGGCCGCTTTTACCCGTGAGTAAAGTTGGGGGTTACTAGGCTTGGGCTTTTTATCCCGGATTGTCATCTTTTTAGCCATTATCCTGTTTCCTCAACAGGGTCTTTAGGGTCAAACGGAAGCACCTTTGCCAAGTTTAAAAGAGGCTCGGACTGTCCGGTGTTTGCGTCAATGCCATTGTCCTTAAGGAATTGGCGAGCAACGCTGAGTTCCGCACTTGTGGATTCTCCCGATTGGATTTTGTCCGTTAACTCTTTAGCCAAGAGTTCATGGAGATTTTGAAGTATCTCTTTCATTTTTGGCTCTTTGCTCCTTTACACTTCCAACGCTTTCTTGAAAGATTGTTAGGGGTGTTGGGGTCGTTTCTTTTAGATTCGGGAAGCCTGTTCTTAATCCCTAAAGACCTTGCACAGTAACTATCACCCTTAGAAGTTCCAGGCCGAACCCGGTTGCCCCCGTCTTTTGCTTTGCCTGCTTGGCCGTAAGACACGCGGCGTTTCCGACCCGTCTTAGGGTTGGTGACTACTTTTACTTTTGCTTTACCTTTTCGGGGCTTCGCCATTTAATTATCCTAAGTTAACAACCCAACTGTACCAATAGGTCCGCGCTGGTTCCGGTAAACGTAGAAACAATTGCACGCATTTCGGGGTACAGCTGAATATCTTCTACTGCGGTGGTTCCATTGGCGTTTTGGTCGATTGATCCGTTAGCAATGTTTACAAAGGTCATATCACTACTAAGTCGGCCTTGTATCCTAAACTTAACGGCAGAGATGCTGTTGTAGTTTGCACCTTGGACCATAACAATTCCCCGGTTGGATTTAGGCATGTGAATACTGAATGTTTCACCATCCACAGTGGAGGTTTGCGCAGTCTTGTCGAGTAGAGTTTTAACAATCATTAGTAGGTTACCTTCTTTACCTTCTTTTTCTTCTTCTTTTGGGTGTTGCTAGAAATCTGCATAGAACGACCCAAACCTCTGCTAGAGGTTCGAGACCGATTACTTCTTGAAGAACTTCTTCGACTTTTAACGGAACGACTGCGTTCGTTTACGGAGGTGTTTGATGGTACCCCTCTGGGCATAGTTAAAACTCCTAGTTTGAAACTTCACATTTAACTGTGATACTTGTGACATTTGAATGAATAGACAACACAGAAATTCTCATTTCTGGAAAAACCTGTATATCTTGAAAAGTTTGAGATTGCAGTGTGGTTTTTAAAGAAACAGTATCCGAAGCGTCAGAAATATCTACCGTTACCCATTCCATACGTGAAGACAACCGACCTTGCAGCTTCAGTTGAATTAAGTTTCCCGTAGTAGGAGTAAATTGAACATCGGTGTATCGGCAGTTCAAAATTCCTCTGGTTCCATCCGGCATGTGAAAATAAACTACACCGCCGTTTTTAGGCCCGGTCAGGGTTTCATCTAAAAGAGTCTTTGTTCTCATGTGATGTCTTTCGTAAACCACTGGAATAAAAGAGAAACCGTAGCCCCTAAGACGGCAGCCGCCCCTACTAACCAGCTTTTTGATTGCTCAATGGACCGCAGGCGGTGGTCAAACTTGTCCATTTCTTGGTCAATTAAGGCTTGTCGAGTAATTAAGGAATCAACCTTTCCCTCTAAACGTCCGAGTGCAAGCATTAACTCCTCGTTCATTTCTATCATACCCCACTAAAATCCACTAATGTTGCAGTCTTTGTAGAAGCGTCCACCGCTCCTGATAATGATCCGTTAGTCGCGGCGTTCCCTACAACATTTGCAATTGTAATCGAGTTTGCGTTTGTGCCTTTGAATGTTGATGTCAGGGTCACTTTTGTAGACCCACTCAATGTGGCAGTAATCCCTGCCGCCGTGAACACCCCGCTGTTGGCACTGGCGAAAGCATGGTTGTATAGCCCACCGGAACCGTAGTGACCATTGATGGCATCAACAACAGTTTCTGCCACAGTCCCCGCACTAGGCCCAGAAGAGCAACCGATAGCAATCCGATTGGCTCCTGCCGATGCAGACCCGGTTGCGTCTACGCCTTCAGTAAGAACCTGGAAAGCTACCCCAGTTCCGTTTGCATTTGCAGGAACGGTTATGTCAAAGGAGTCATTGATTGTAAAACCACTGAAATCAACGGCATCAACATAGGTCGCAACTGTGGGATCGCAGGTAATCTTAACCATGATATCACCCGTGTCCCCGGACCCAGTACCGTCTGATTGAAAGACCACAGCCTTACCCGTTGCGGGGTTACTTGGGTCTGCTGACACTGAGGAAAGAGTCCGGGTATCCCCCAAGTATTCAGACGGAACTGATCCAGTTGAGTCTAGCTGAATAACTTTGCCTTCATCTCCTGCTGCTGAAAAGCTTGGAGTTTTTGAAGCGACATCCTCCAGCATATTGGTGTCAATTTTTTGAGTCATGTTTACCTCAAATCAGTCTTGAATATATTCAACAGCCATCAGATTTGTGTTGGCATCAAAATTAGCAGCAAAGAAATCTGTTGCAGTGCTCCCATCTTCAAAGAAATACTTTTTGTGAGTCAAATCATAAGTAACTTGGGAAGTAGTATTTGGGCTGCTTAAATCGCAAAACGATACATGGAATACTTTAGGGGTGGTTGTTCCATAAACATAACTCCGCTCAAAAATAGCCGAAGTTCCCGATGAGCTGCCGTTATGAACAGACCCAGGTGAAGAAGTGTTGTTTTTGAATATTTCTAAAAATCCGCCTGCTAAAGCATTTTGGGATTTAGGCAAGTAACGACACCTAACTGAACCAATAAATAAAAGTTTAGAACTTGTTGATTTCGGAGTTATTGTGGCTTTCAACCCAGAAACAATATAATTATTCCCTGTAGAGTCATTTGATTCGTAGTACCCAACTGAGGGTGTTCCCGTAACAGAAAACGTATGAATACCCATAACCTTCAACGAAGACTGCCCCGCAAACTTCAACGCCCCCGTAAGAATGTCAAAGTCCCCAGAAGAAGTAATTTTGGCTTTAGCGGCACCTGTAGAGTCTTGCCATTGCTGAAGATCGCCTGTCTGACTGCCAATCCCCTTTACCGTTAAAGAAACATCCCCAGTTGCGTTTGCCTTAATAGGCTGAGCTAAAATGTCGCGGGCAACTCCAATGTTCCTAACTGTGATAGTGGCGGCTGGAGGGGCTGTGCCAAAGGTGATTACACTTCCAGATACGGTGTAGTCGGTCGTGGGGCGTTGAGCCACCCCGCCGACATCAACTAAGAATGCGTTTGCATCTGTAGACCCTGGAGCGGGGTCCATTGTAAAAGCGGTTTTAGAAGTGTCCCCTGTAAACGTGTAAACACTGATTGCGGTTGGTGAGTTGTACAAAGACAACCCATCTACATAGGCTTTATTTGCTGCTTCAAGCTCGGCTGTTGGTGCCGGTAAATTCTTGATGTTCTTGCTGTCAGCATTCCATTTTTCGTCCGTAAGGTCAATGCTAATCCCGTTGGAGCTGCCAGAGTCCTCTGCTTCCTGTGCTACAAAAAGAAGTCCTAAAGCAGCTTGGTCTAGGTCCGCAGCGGTCAGTACAGAACCGTCAGAGAAATCAGCAACATCGCTTTGAAAACCGCTTTTTCCCTTTGGAGTAGTCCGCAGGATAACGATTACCGCACCGTTTGCGGGTGCAGAATCAAACGTCACGGTGTTGGCATTGGTATCCAGCGTGTATGTTGAAGCGTCTTGTGTAACTCCGTCAACAGAAACGCTCAGGTGCGTCGAACTCAGGTAATCAAAGTTGATGCTGTACGGACCAACAGAACCTGATGATACATACCTAGCATAACTGTATGGGGGAGTGTTTGATGGCATGGTTTAATCCTCGATAAGTGCGAGAAGGTCTTGGTAGTCTCGTCCTACCGTTCGTCGGGTCTTAATCATTTGATGGATCTTGTTCCGCTCCCGTACTTCCGGGAATTCTCGCAACATTTCGGAGAAGGCTTTCGCTCTATACTTGGTCAGAATGCTCTGAATCAGCCTTGCTCTAGGACTACGATCCACACCGTCCATAGATTCATACGGGAGTCTCTTGTACTGGACGGATTTCATAAGTTTGGTAAGTTCTTGCTTGAGAGTGCGACCTTTAATTTTCGTTTGTCCGGTCATCTCCTGCCATCGGTCGTAAGCAGATTGTCCGTTGGCGTTGAAATAATCCCGAAGCTCTACGCCGTTTTTAAGAGACCTGGGCGTAGAGAATCCATGACCAATCTTGTCAAACTCCTCCATCATCTTGTTATCTCGAACCGTAGAAATGTAAAATGGGTTTAACAAATCGACAGCCATGCTGCTGCCGTTGTCGTGGATAGGTTCCCCCAGCATGTTTCGGCGTGGAGGAACTTCATCGTATGCCCCCAGACCAGGGATGCGAGCCTTTAGTGCATCAGTCAAACTTCGGATGTCCTTCATTTCATCGTCACCAGCTCTCGCTGTCTGGGCAAATACGTTTGGAACTGCGAAGGATGCAATAGTCCTGTTAAGGAATCCAGGGGCATTTATTTCTGGCTCAAACAGGAGACCCGCTACATCTTGAATACCTTGGAGATACGTCTTGGATGCAATGTTCTTTGAGATTGCCATAGTGGCCCCCAAAGCAATGTCCATTGCGTCGGTTCTTTGTTGCTCATCCCCATGCTGCATTACTTCAACAAGATCCGCTGCAATACCTAAGAATGAAGCAAACGGGTCCAAACGTCGGTAGGAGACATAGGTGTCCCCTACCTTGAATGAGTACGGTTGCCAGCCGGTCTGCTCTTTGATCCTACGCTGTTTGAAGTCTTTTGGGCCGCCTCCTGTAAGTCCGCCGTTCATCATGGCAATCGCCGCTCCTGAGAAGAACAGACTACCCGTGGCGAGTCGGCCTAGAGCATCGGCTTTTTCTGCTTGTTGATTCGAGGTCAATGCCCGCACTTCACCAGAGAACTTTCGCCTAAGCATGTGTTGAATCTGGGTGGCTTGGCCTCCTCCCACAAGCGGAACCCGATCCAGAACAAACTGCATAATGTTGGTCGGAGTTCTGACAAAGGGCAAGACCATGCGAAGCGGTGGGTAAGCGATGACAGCATCAGAGGTTATCTTGCCAATACCAGAAAGAATCCCACGTTCTCCGCTTAAGGGAGTAGTAAAGGTAGCTTCTCTCGCCGCCGCTAATGCTCTTTCGGCCAAGGGGCTGAACTTACGCATCTGCCGCTGCACATACTTCTGCACCTTGGCGGCATAGTGCGGGTCTGTCTGGTCAAACTTAGCCTCGGCTTCTTTTACAAACTTATTTGCCGTAACCCTTTGGTTGCCTTCTACCAAACGATTAAATTGTTTTTCTACATACTCATCGAGTTTGTCTACTCGGGTTCCCTGCCGCAATCCGTCCTTGTAAAGCTCGGCCTTCAGAACCGTTCGGTAATTTAACTGCTTGAAGAATTCATCCGTACCTAGCAAAATCTTTCCAGGTTGATTGATGACATTCCTAGCCAACCACTTTGCAGCCACAATCGACACATTCTCTTGGTCAATGTTTTTTGTCAAAGTCTCGATAGATTGCTCAATCTTTCCACCCTGAGCTGCTCGCTCATCCGCACGGCTCCCTACATCTTCCAATACACCCCGACCGGTTTTGTGAGCTGTTCGAGCGGCTTTAAAAGCGTCTCGCATTTCTCCTGGCAAAGCAAGAACCCTGCCAAACTCGATCCCGGCTTCACGGAAATTTCCTGATAATGCTTGGCCCATTGCTTTTTCTAAGGGAGCAAGCAAAGTGGTAGCTACCCCTGAAGCACCGTTCACAATCATTGTGGTAGGTCCAGACAGAATAGAGTTCATCCACCACTCCGTGACGGCCCCCATCATCCCGGCCTTACCGCGAAGGTACTTCATAGCCCCTGCTGGGCTGTTTTCGTGTGCGGCCCTAAACAGCTTCATTTCAGCAATGATTCGATCACGGCCTCCAGCAACATCAATGATGTATGCCAAGGTTTGCTCGTCATCCAAATTCTTCATCGAATACTTTGCGATAGCTTCTTCTTCAGGAATGCCCTTTACAACCGCCGCCCCTGGGGTGTCCGTTGTGCTTCTTTGTATTGACTTTAAGTTCCTTCCCCACTCACTTTGAACAGCTCGCAAGTTGTTTGCAAGAGTCTTGAAGTTCCCCTGCATTAGCAGAAACTCGGCAATATCCCTATCGGAAGTTGCTTCTGTAGGATCTAAAACCCGTTTTGCAATGGCATCGGCTCGCCTGCCTACCTCAGCTAGAAGCTGCCGAGCCGCCCCCAAGCGATAACGGAATTCAATAGCTCTTTCACGGGCTTCCCCCGTAACTTCTCCAAGGTTTTGAATCGCCCTCTCTAACAAAGTCAACTGAGTGCCAGAGGCTTCGTCAACTTCCTTTGCAGCAGCAATAGCCTCCTCACGGTCCTGGATAGATCGCTTGGCAACCTCTTCTTGATACTCGGCATCGGTTTCCTGTCGGAAAGGCCGTGAAGATCCTTCTACACGTTTTTGCGACTCTTCTAAAGCCTGAGCGTCTTTCGCCATGCGATTAAGGACTGTAGTTGCATCTGTGACCGTTCCTCCCATGTTCTCTGGGTTTAGAAGATCCTCTGTTAAGTCTTCTGTGGTTTTGGTCGTCAATGGGTCCGTTTTATCTGGTCGAATATCTGCGGTGACCGATCTGCCTTTGAAGGCGAGCGTAGAAGCATCAAGCATTTGTGGTGATGCCTTAGACGCAGGCGAATACGTCCCTTCTAAAAACCCTCTTGCAATTTTGTCGTATGTGCCTTTTCCAAATTTAACTTTAATTTCCGTGAGTAAATCTCGGAAAATCTTTCGCATCCCGCCAAATAAAGACTTTGTACCTTCTTCAAGATCAAGCCGGGCAAACGTAGCATCTGCCATGTTTTCTGCTAGCCATTCTTCCGCGCTTGTGAGGCGATAAAATTCTTCTTTTTCTATGCTTCGCTCTTCGACTAACTTAGAAAACCGCTCCTTAATTTCTCCGGTTCGACCCATAAAAAGGTCTTCGTATTTCTCCCCATACTTTTTAGCGAATGCTTTACGTTGCTTGTAAAGGTCTCTCCTCATCGCCGCAAGCTGGGTTGGATCAATGCTTCGTTCAAGAGCGTGCCAAACCTCATGTACAAAAGTTCGATCAAACCGCCCCTCTTTCACTGTTTGTGTGGCGATAGAAATAACGTTGTTAACCCAGTCATAAGTACCGGCAACATCTTCGCCGCCAAGATTGCGGCTGGTTCGGAACCGAATTCCTGTGTTTTCTAAATCTCCAGTTTGACTTAAGCGTTGTAACAAGCTGTTTGCAAAAATGGCTTCTTCTTGAGTTAAATCGCCTTGTGAAGCCTCGCGGTTTATCCGGTTTTGTACTGCCTCAACGCCACGTTTTACTGGATATGCGTCTGAAGAAGTTGAAGGATTTTTTGGTACTTCAAACAAGGAGTCTAAATCGTCGCTCAAAGGAAGGTCATCAACATCTTGCGCATCCCTAACGTCCTTTGAAACTTTTTTAGCTTCCTCTTCAATAAGTTCCTTCTGTCGTTCTGCCAAAGCAATGGAAGCGGCCTTCTTATCAGGCCCGGCCTTAACACCCGCACGCATTGCACGGACTCCAAGAAGGACACTATCCACCATCACTCCAAGCCCCGCCCCCTCAATCGCAGCCTTAAGCCTGCCGACCAATTCGGGGTCTTCTTCATCAGCTGCAAGGAATTCAGTGACGGGGTTCTGAAGTGCGGGGACTTCTTGAAGGAGGTTAGATAGCCGTTGCTCATGGCCGTCAAACACGGTGAAGTCCGCTACGGCCCCTGCAACAGCGTATTTACCCATCTCCATGCCGCGAGCTATAGCCAGGGCGGGAAGGTATCGACCAGCGGCTTGCTGCGATTTGACGGCCTTGTTACCCGCATCAACCATCTTGCCAATCTTGCCGACCTTGCCGAGCTTGGATGCAACGGAAAGTCCGCCAATGCCAGGGGCTGCAAAGCCCACACCGAACTGAACAATGGTTTCTACCACGCTTCCAGCAAAGGTTTCAGAACCACCAAGGCCAAAGTTTTCTTCTGCATCCGGGAGTATGTCAAAGGCAATCGCATCGGCAAGACTGTAAATACCTTCTGCTGCCCCCGCAATGCCCCTCACCGGAGCCATAGCCAGGTCTCCAACAGTTCCCCAGAACCCCATGTCTTCCTCAACTTCTTGGGATTCTAGTTGGGGGTTGCTGACACGCTCTTGTTCTTGACTATCCAAATATGAGTCAAGGTCATCATTATTAAAACGTAACGCCATCAGTTACCTCCTCCTTGTAAGGGACGGTATCTCTGCAACAATTTCATTTGCATACCAACAAATCTGTTGAAGTCTTCTTGATCTGTCCCGGTTTTAACTCCCGCTGGGAGGGCTTCCATAACCTTAATGATTTGTTCTTGCCCCTCTTCAGTTTTTGAAAACTCCCGAAAGTTTTCTGGGGAGGCCATTTCAAAAAGAATTACAAACCTCGGGTCTAAATACTTTTCTGGAATTTCAATTTCAAACAATTCTGTTTTTCTGTTCTTAATTTCTTCCAATTTGAACCCAGTGACAAAAGAACGAATCCTTAAAACTTCTAAAGTTTCATCCTCAGACAAAGGAAACCGAACTACGCCCCCTTGAAGGTCTGGCACAAGCTTTTTTCTCCTAAGCCCATCTAACCTTGCAGAAGCGTTGCTTAAAAGATTTTTTCTAGCCGCCGCTTTATTACTTTCATCTGCATCCGGGTTTTGGATTGTTTCTAAATTTATTTCAAACGATGAATCAAACCCAAAAGGTGTAGTAGTACCTAGCAGTTCTGGGAAAGGTTCATCACTTTTCATATCGAATCTTCTTGTATTGTAAATTGCGTTTTTAATAGCAGGAGCCGCGTCTTTAGGAATAGGCTGGGTTACATCGTCAGGCAGCGTCTTAAAGTTAGAAATTTCATTAGATATAAAATTGGAAAGTAATTCTCGTTTTTCGTCGGGTGTTCCTTCACCTTCGGCAATAGAAAGACTTTTCGCCTTTATGCGATCCCTAAGATCATTTACTGCCTCAATAGCGTCTATATTGCCTACCCCTGAGTCTACTAATGTGGCTTGAAGAAGGCTCAAAGCGTCTCGTATCAAATCAGAATTCTGACGCAATAACCCATCACTAACCCTGGGGGCCTCATGGCGTTTCGTAAGTATTTCAAAACCTTGTGTATACGTGGCTTGTGGTAGGTTTAAATTTCGTAGCAACTCGAATGCCACTTCTTTGGACATGTTTTGGTCTGAAATAATGTTTATGTATTGTTCAAACTCCTCTGGACTAGCCCTTGGTTCCGTTCTATCGGCCCTCTGCATTACGTCAGATAAGGCAAGCCTAGCCTCGGTTTCACTCAATCCCTCGGTTGTTTGAAGGTATTCAAGTGCTTGGTTTTTGAACTCAGTACCAAAAACATCCACATTCCTGAAGCCATCAGTATCTACATAGAATTTGTCAAAAGTTCTACCTGCCGCTCTTTCTCGGGATTGTTCCTTGGATCTTTGTTCTTCGTCCAAGCCGTTCTCGTAAGCCTCAGCACGCTTCTCTACGTCTTGTCGGAGATTCTGGATTTGAATGGCGTAATCATCCTGAAATGTTCGATCACCAAACACAACATCTTCTGCTGCTGCAATGATGTCGTAGGCTTCAATTTCATCCCCATCGTTTGCCATTGTCCTAGCAGCCGCCGACACTCCTTTAAAAAACTCATCACGCCCGGATTCACCAGAGATTTCGTAATACTCGTTTGCTCTTTCTTGTAAGCGGCCCGTCAAAGATTGAACTCGTTGACCTTCCTCTACACCGTCATCATCTACTTGACGCGAAATGTTAAAAATGTCAGATTTAAAGTCCGTTCGGTTTTGTTCGACTCTTCGCTCACTCTTAAGAAGAGAAGTGCGATTAAGGAAGTTTCGTTCAACCGCATCTAACGATTCTGTAGCAGCACCCTGGCCGTAGAACCCCATTCCTGCGGTCAGCTTTGTAAATTCTTGTTGAACAAAGGATGCCGCGTCTTCGGTGTTGTTAGGGTCAGAAAACTTTTGAATGTTTGCGTTTAGAATTTCTCGAAGGTCAGATTCAACCGCCCGCCTTCCCGCTGCCGCTTGCATGGCTGCCAGCCTAAATGGGGATGCCCCCTTTGGAATAGTCCCGTTTTTTTCTAGTTCCAAGAAGTTCCCGCGACTGGCTTCTCTTGCCTCCTCAGCGGACATCCGAGCGGCCTCAATTTCCCCTTGAGTCATCTCCGCCTCGTTTTGGGCCTCTGCTCGCCTCCCGATAAACTGGTTAAGACTCCTGCTGAGTGGAGATAAAGCGGATGCAATTTGCTCTAACCCCGATTCCGGCATCTGAAATACGTTGGGTTGGCGATAGAAATCGCTCATAGATGCAGCAGGAGTTACGGCCTTGTACGGGTCGAACTCAGGTACTGGTAGTCTTGCCATGTGATATTACCCTACGTTGTCTGGATTGGATTTAGGATTTAGGATTAGGCCCGTAAAATTTGTATCTTTGGTAGCTATCAAACGCACTAGCACCCACTTGCAAAGCCCCTGCCAAGAGGTTTGGACCGGATCTCGGCATAAATTGCAGGTTCATAATGTTGGTTTGCATACCTCTTCGAGCTTGGTCAAGGTTGTTTTGAATTGCTTGCTCTCGGAAGTTCAAAGACCGCTTAAGGTTCGTTTGATAACGAAGCTCTTGGGATTCAAAGTCGGCATAGATTTGGTCAATCCCCTGGCCCGCTACGCCTCGCTCGCCCGCTGACAATGCGGCTAAGGCTGCGGCTTTACGGCCCTCACTTGAAATCTTTGCAATCTCATCGGCAGCCGCCTCGCGTTCTTGTGAGGTTCTTGTAAACGCAGCTTCAATCTGCTTGGCGTAGTTTTCTTTGGCTAAGCGAGTGCCAAATTCTTGCCGCTGTCTCATCATTCGGTTAGACGCACTAGCTTGTTGTTGTTGAGCGACCATTGATATCCCGGTAGTGGCAAGGCCCACTAAAGCGGAGTTAAGAGCCGCCGCCGCCGCTGCCGATCCAACCGCAATTCCAGCCGTCGCCGTCCCCGCCGCAGCAGCTCCCGCCGCCGTCCCTGCCGCAGCAGCTCCCGCCGCCGCAACAGGAGCTACAAATAAGCACATTAGAAAATCCTCACAAATTCTAAGAATGGGCGTTGTTCTACGCCGTGTCGAATATGTCTGTTAATAAATGTAAAACCTAACCATCCAATCCATTTTATATGGATAGCGTTTCTTTCATCAACATAGTTAAATAAAAGATCATAGTCTTTCGCAATCTTGTTAAGCCAGTTTTTTGACTCTCGCAAAAAAGTCCAACGGCCTTGAACAAGTGCGTCGGTGCCAAGAAGCCATATGGCTCCTACTCCGGGTTTAACCGGAACCACACCAAATACACCCGCAGGTGTTTCGCCGTCGATGATAGTGTACGGCGTTTCTGTTTGGTCCCACGCTTTCCAAAGTGCCTCAAGGTTACACGCACCACACACCGCCTGTACTTCATTACGATCTGCCTCCCGTAAGTTTTCTGCAATATACGCACAATCCTCTTTGCGAGAGGGCCGAACAGAAAGAGTTACATCCTCCGTACCTTGGGATTCCATGAAAGCTCATACTCCGCTGAAAGAAGTTTACAAGGAAGTGGCGTGTCGTTTGTCAATGTAATTTCTACTTGGTCTGCCTTAGAGAAAACAGGGAACCTAAATTCCCCAGACTCTAAAGGCACAGATCCCAAAGTCATTGTGCCTTCTCCCAAAATGCGGCCAGTAAATTCGTGGTCACTGGTATCTCGAAAATTAGGAGTTACAGAGATTTTGAAAAACCCTGAATCACTATATGTGACTGTCCCGTATCGAACTTGGATTCTTCCATCTGTGATTACTGCAAGACCGCCCGTTTGCGTCCCTTCTTTCAAAGTAATGTCAGAAAACGTGTATGACATGGTGTAGGCTTCGCCAGCATAAAAATTAACGCCCGTCATGTCCTTGACCATTGTGATTGAATTTGAGCCGTTGGTTTGAGAAGCTACAGAGATTCTTTCACCGGATGTGGTGATGACCTCGATGTTTCGCCCTGGGGTTTTTTTGTAGGGCATGGTAATGGTAGACCCGCTTACCAAAACTCCTGAAGTGGATTGTGTAAACCTTCGATCTAATCTGGACACATAATCAGACCCTGTATCTGTTTTACCTATTTCTACAGCAAGCTTTTCAATAAAGACCCCTTCTTCTCTATATATGGTCAAATAGAGATGTGTATCAATGAAGTCAATGTTGTAAATCTTCGATCCACTTCCAAACTCCCAACGATGCCAAGCACTTTGCAGCCTCTTGGTATCTGAGTTGTAGAAGTTGTACACATAGACCGCATCGGTATCACCAGAAGCCAAGCAACAAAGCACGCTGTCGTGATTCGCCGCTTTAAGGTGTGTAATTTCCCCAGGGATGTACTTTGGAATTTGAGTGGATATATCAATTCCTTCGTAGTTCTGCTCCAGATCGGTAGACAGATACTCACGAACCCCCGAAAACGACCCCCGATTAAAAGCAAAGAACACTGAGTTTTCAGCGGAGTCCGGTGGGGTGTTTTTAATTGTGTTGTAGGCAGTCGCCCTCGCTAATGAAACGGTTTTAGCCGTCAGTGCCGTATCTGATTGAAGAATAAACTGAGCGGAATCGGAGAGGATTACTAGGCTTTCAGACAAAGGCAAAGCGTGCCGAAGAATCGAGACCTCACTACTGGCGGAAGCAATATCAATTACAGACGTATCCAAGAGGTCAATGACCGTGGTGCGGAAGAAATTAAAGTATTCTCCAGCCTCACTGAGAATGATGTTTTCCCCAGACAGGATTCCAAATCGGTTCTTGTACAAGAACATATTGTTGATGGAATTGCCCACAAAGGTGGGGTCAGGGTTTGTTAATACATCTCCAGCAATCCGTTTTCCCCAAGCAAACTTTGAGTAGTCATAGGTGGGCGTTCCATCTCCCGTGCTCGTGTGGCTTTCGCCGTCTGCCGGTTTAAATACAAACGTGCCGTTTGTTTGCTTGATCAGCAAGTGAGGCATTTTAGAGGGGGATAACTCTAAACCATTTTCAATGTTTGGGCCTACTGTTTCTTCCCATACCCCTACACCAATGCTTTCTCCCGCCGCACTTGTAACAAATTTTACATAGAAGTCGTCAATCCCTGCGTCAGGCTCGCCCTCTATTTCAATCACCATGCCATCTTTTGCTTGCACGGGCAATGCAGAAAGTTTTTGGGCTTTGTTTTTAAAAACTTGAATGTAAGAATCTGAAAAACTGTTGGTTCCCGTTACAGAAAAATCTTCTGGAGAAGATAGGTACACGATTGGGCCAGACGATACGGCAGTGATTGAAGTGTTGTTGCCGCTGCTTTGTTGTTGGTGAATCTGGAACCACATATCGCCGGTTCGCGCTGCACCGTTAAAGTACGCAGAAGCGATAAAAAGCCCGCTTGTTGGGTAATCTCCGCTTGCGTTATAGAGCCATCCACGAGGCTGCGGCTTGTAACGGCGGGGAACCGAAAGTATTTCTATGTGCCGAACTAACCAATAGGTGGTTCCGGTACTGGGCGTAAAAACTGATCCAGAAAAAGTAATTGTTTTTGATTCGTTTGCAGGGCATCCAGAAGAAGTTGTACTTGCTAATGGGGTCGCACTAAAATTAGGAACACCGCTATTGTCTGGAAGAATTTCCCAAGTGTATGTTGTATCTAAGGTATTCCTATCGCTTCGCCAAGTAAAAGATGTAATAGGCTCTGTATTAGACACTCTGAAGGATTGGCAGACCGCGTGGACAGATTTATCAAAACTAATGTCGGATTGAACAAAATCCACGCTGCTAGTTGCACCCGTGTAAGACTGTGATGAGGATGTATTGTTAATATCGCCTGCTAAATCAGAAGCAATAGCAGTAGCTGATGGTGTTTCACCGCCGTCAGCAGACCCGGAAACAGAGTTGTTTCCTTGTTTTACGGTCATCGTGTACGTGGAGTTATGTGCCTGTCCAATAAACACAATGGCCTCATGAGCAGCAGAAGACCCTGGGGTTGTCCCTTGCATTGTGGGCGTGATTTCCGAATTGGAAATGTAGGTCACATCTGCAATTGTATTTGCTTTCAAAGAAGTTGAAGGGGTGGCGGTGTCCAAATAAGTAACGTCGTTATTGCTTGCCCCCGCAGTTATAGGGATTTCTACTGTTTTTTCGTTGCCGTCTTGGTCATAAACTCGAATAGATTTTTCTCTGATTATGACGGTGTATCGCTCAGGATCTTCACGTTTTATCGTGTGAACAAAAGTATCCTGATCCCCTGTGTAAGCCGTTCGACATATATGCTCTGTAGGCTGTCTTTTTGTTAATCCCTCAACAACACTTGGGTATGCGTTTTCTTGAGCGGCGCATTGAGTATCAAACCTTAATGCATCCGGCTGCTGAGACACCCCGTTCATAAGGTTAGGAAGAGTTTTGCTAACTAACATTTCAGCCCCTATTGACGCGGTTAATTACAGAGGTTCGGTCGATAATTCTAGAAACGTCTTGATTATCAAAGATTGAATAATCTGCGGTATCCATTTCAAACTGGCGAAGCGAGACCAACGCCGCCATTTCATCCCCTCGTGTAAACGTTGAAACTTTTTCAGAACCCAACAAACGATCCTGATAAATGCGAGCGGCTCGAATCATTATGTACCGCTTTGCCGTTTCCGGAAGAAAATCCCATTCCATTAAGGAAACTGTGGTGTACTTCAAAGTCGATGTAAAAATGTAAGAATTGTTTTTCCGGTTGTAAAGTTTCGAGCCACGAAGAATTACATCGTGATTTACATCTACATTTTCACTTTCCAAGTCCACACGAACCACGGGACTTGGTACGTTTATTTCCCCAGAAGAATCAGGGATTAGTTGCACATTTTTTTCTGTGTTGAAGTACCAACCCTGAGATTGAACCTCTCTTGAAACTTCGTCAAGTATGGACTCAGCCATTCGCACATCTGCGTTGACCGTAGTCAGGTTGTTAACCGGAGCCTCGCCTACGGTACTCAACATTGTGTTGATTGCGTTGAGCTGGGTGGTTGTAGTCATTGCCATTGGTTATAACCTTTGTAAAAATGAGTCGGGCCTCCTCGCGGGAGACCCCACCCTTTAGTTGTATGGCCGAAAATCAGGCACTCGTAAGCTGGAAACAAGCTTCCGCACGAAGGTAGTTGTGACCCATCGCGTACTTGGCGACCATAAGAGTACCCTGGTTCTGGACAAGGTAGTCACTCTCAACCGCAAGGTCGAGCAGCTTCACCGTACCGATAGCGGAGCGGTGGAAGCCCACGCCAACGGTGTTGGTAAAGTCGATGCCGGAGTAGCCCTCATCGGAATCCGCGACAGCGATACCCGCGTCGTTAAACGGGGCATTCCGGGCCAGAGTTGAACCAAGAACCGTGTCTACCGTACCGCCACCAGCGTCATTTTCGTTGGCAGTGGGGATGTGGTTGGACATCAGAACTTGGACACCACCGACCATAAGACCCTGATCGCCGCGAGTCGGGCTGGCAGTGCCTCCAAAGTTGCGGTTAGTGATTGCCCCACTAACATCGGCATCACCCGCAGCCTTCAGAACGGCATAGAACGTCGCGGGGGTCACGACTGCAAACCGATCTCCCTGGGGAATATCGGCTTCGTCAAACTTCTGAGCAAGGTCAAGCAGACCGTCAACGACGTTATCGCCAGTAGTACCAATGTTCAATGCACCGCCACCAGCGTTACCAATAGGATCAGTAGCATCAAACGAACCTGCAAGAGCGGTACGAATGAGTGCCTTGTCTGCATGGTTACTGAGTGCATAGCCGCATTCACGACTATAAATACTTCTTACGTCATAATGATTCATTGCTTCATCAATGTTAGCAATAAAGGCACTGGAGACAAGAAGGTTGTCAATGTTGATGACACGCTCGGCGTGGTCAATGGAAGTTCCAAGGATCTCGTTGCCAGGCGTGTGATAAGCGGCGGTGGTTGCGCCGGTCATCGGAAACTGAGCGGACTTACCGCTGGTAATGGTACGAACGGTGTGCAAAGGCATCATCACGTTTCGCTCTTGAAACGCAGCAAGAACCTCTCCACTGAACTGCTTCAGGAACAGTTCAAAATTATCTGACCCGCCCTTTGCAAGACCGAGCCTGGATTCTGTCATATTAGACATTTGAATCTCCAAAAGTTATAGGGACAACAAAAACAAATCGTGTTCAGACGATAGGCTCGTGTCACACTTCTGTCTGACTGGTTATCCGCCGCAACGGGCCACGCTTACAGTGTTTGGAGTTCCTTCGACATTGACGCGATAAATAGGATCACCCTTCGTACTTACCCCTGGTAAGGAGTTTGAGGAAGGGTTTCTTGAACACCACACCAGCTCCAAAGCTGGCTGAAGAAAGGATTACCATGAACCACACGGTTCCGAGGAATCCAGAAAACGATGCGAGAGTAGTCATTTTGACTTCTTCTCCGTAAGAATTTGAACAACCACGCGGTAAGCCCACGCGGCTGAAATCATGCCGCTCAACACGACAACTGGGATAAATATCCAATCGTCGTACTTCGCAACCATATAGTTCAGTAAAACCAGGATGACCCCGCCGATCACGGGATACCACCCCTTGGTTCCACGGGTAATAACCAACAGCACCATCCCGGCAAGTAGACACAAGCCGCCCGTTACAGACAGTACCGTTAATGGTTCCGACACAGAAGCATCTTTCATTAACTGTGTGGGGTCTGTGGGTGAAGGTGATTTAGGGAAAGAGGAACACCCCGAGAGTGTCAACAAAAAAAGTGCCAACATCATCCTCATCTTGGCAGTTCCTTTGCAATGGACATCATTCTATTTGTAGTCCATTCCCCGTGCTTATCGACTTTAGACATAATCATATCCATGTCTCGCCGGGTTTCTGTTTGGTCCCTTTTTTGAAGTTCTCTAATACCTTCAATCTGCCTTTCTAAAGAAGAAACCTTGTGGCTGATGCGCCAGACAAACCCAATAAGGGCTAATAAAGCACTGCCTACAAGCGTCATTGCAATATCAAGCAGATGACTGCTTAGCTCTTCCATCTTCCTTTCCCCCCGAAAAGGTTTCATTGCGCCAGTTTAGACACCGCTAAACGATTCTTTACTTCCTCGCGGAATGCGGGATCTTCTCGATACTTAGGGTTTTGCATATCCGCAGAAACCTGTTGCCAGCTTTGATATCCCTCGGCTCCCCCTGTAGATGGAGCAAAACCGCTTGATAAAGCGGGTGAAGTTCCCTCTGCTGCTGTGTATTGAGCAAAGAGCCCTTTGGCAACCATTCGGGCGGTATCCATATCATTTGAGGTAATAGCAGAGTCATACGCCAAGATGTCAGCTTCTGATAACGAGTCCTTCGCCCATAAAAGCATTTCTTCGTAAGTCTTTTGTCCGCCGACTTCGTTGTAAATAGATTGTCGAGCCTGCTCTACCAGAGCCTTTTGCCCCTCTACATAAGCACGGGCGATGTCTTGAGGAATGTTAAACTCCGATTCAATCCTATCCAAGGATTCTTGCGACAGATCGCCCGTTTCATAGAACTCATTCGAGAATTCTTCCATTGCTTCCGTAGAAATCCCAGATGATTCGGCAACTTCATATTCTTCAGAGTCTTCGTACTCATACTCATACTCCGAATCATCATCATTACTTGAAGAGCCGCCCATCCTAGACTCAAGCTCTCCGTAAGCCTTTGCCATCGCTTCCGCAGATTCAAACTTTTCAGGCAACCACTCAGGACGATCAACGGCATCTTCTACCGAATCTTCCTTAGGCGCATCAGGTCCAGAAACTCCTGTTTCCATTTGAATTCGCTCTGCCATGTATCAGTTTCCTTGTTGTTGTTGTTCAATTTGTTGAACCTCTCGGAATTGCTTATCTGCAATATCCAAGGCTTGAGGTCCAAACTGCTGAATAGCCTGCTGTTGTTGTGCTTGTTGCATTTCAGCGGCCAGTTGTTCTTCTGTCTTGATAAGACCCTGGAGATCAATCCCCAGAGCCGTGGCGCGACGTTTGATGTACTCTCGCATGTTCACAAACTGGCCGATGATATCCGGCCCCACAGTTTGCGCCATGCCCTGCAAGAAAAAATCCAATCGTTGAAGGTCATTTCCTCTTGCAAGAGCCTCTACCCCCGTAATGATGGTGGGAGCAATAAACTTCTTGGGTAGCTTCGGCATCTTCTTAGATTTCTGTAGCCTGTCCATCATCCGGTTCACCAAAGGTAACTGGAGTTCGGCACTCAGAAGACTAAAGGCTCCGCCAAGCTGCTTCTCAATGGATTGAGAAAGAAGACGAATTTCTTCTGCTGTAACTCTTTCTGCATTCCTTACGGTGGATTCCGTGAGCAAAAAGGCATACGACAGCCGCTCCGTGATTGCGTTAGCCGTCTGGGCAGCAATGTTGAGATCAGCCGACTTTTGACTTTGCAGTACCGACACGTCTTGAGCGTTGCCTTCGACAATCGCTCCGTTCGGACTCTTCGCAAGCGTTCGTGCGCGGGTTGTTCCGTTGGGGGCGACGAGGAAAAGGATTTTGCTGGCGGCCGCAGCACCTTCGACAATCGACTGGGTAAGCCCTTCCAGGCTGCGAAGATCACCAAGATACTGTTCGACATACGACCTGCCATAGTCCTCGCCTTCTACTGAATACATTCTCAATGGAATAAAAGGAAGTTTTTCAGTAGGAAATGACCCCCGACTTCCAGGAACTTCCACATCCCCAACTGTTTGGAAAACCTCGTACTTCTTACTGTCCATTTTGTGAATGCAAGTGTACAGGTCCACCGATTTGTCGGGGTTCACATTCGCCATACCCCCCACATGCCCCTGAATTTCTTCAGGAAGGTCACTGGGTTGAATGGATTCTTTCGTCACAATGTGAAGGGGCTTCCCCATTGGGTCTCGACGAACCACATAACGACTCAGGGGGAAGACTCGGACCCCACCCTCTTGGGGAAAGTGGATTAAACAATTCCCGCCAACAATCAGATGCTTCAGGATCTCAAACATCGAGACACGAATGTTCTCTGACTCGACCTCCTTCATCACCGCTTTTTCAATATCCGCCAAACTTTGCTCTAGTTCTGTTTTTACGTCAGGAAACTCTTGAACCTGACGCAAGGCAGAATCATCAAGAACTAAACGAAAAAATGGGGAGTTGGGAGGTAGAAGACTGAGCAGGAGGCTGCTTGCAAGGTTGTTTACGCCTCTTGCACCCGTTCCGTTGTAAGGCGTGGGGAATTTTTGAGAAGCAGAATGCCCCTCATCAGGAATCAAGGTAGGTACGGTGAGCCTGGAACAGTCTCTGGCACGGTCAAGAAATGAGAACCTATTAGTTTCTAGTTGGGTATAGAGGGCTTTTCCAGATTGGTACATTTGATTCCTATCAGCTCATAATCTGAAGGCCAGCAGTTCGCATTCCCGCAGTTCCTCGCCGTCTTTTTGATGCCATTCCGCCTGCACGATCCTTTGTAGCCTGCCCAGGAGCCGCCGCCGATAGTGCGGTTTTAGACGGCGGAGGTAACGGCGGCGGGGGCGGTTCGGGTGTGGGGATATCTGGGGGAGAGAAGCACATAGATTACTCCGTTAAGTGATCGTTCTGTTCTTTAAAAAGGGAATGCAGGTGGTCAACGACTGATCTTTGTCCTACACAATAAAAAATTTCTCGTTCTGTGTCTTGGAAGCTCGGTGACACAACTGGAAAGTTCTTATCCAACCACTGCACCAACTCAGCTGAGATTGCCGGTTTTTTCTCTAATAGTCGTTCATTATCGGTGTCGCTCATTTTTTTTAGCCTCCACATACGCAGCAAGAAGACACACATAGTTGATTACATCAATGCAGGTGTCCTTAAAACTCTCGTCCGCAACCATGAATTGGCCGGTTTCAGAAAACGTAGACAGCCTGCTCATCTTGTCGGTAAGACGAACCAAGAAACCCTTTTCAGTCGCGCAGATCCCCATTGATTCACAGCGGGTGAAGTTTGAGAACGGGCGGTTACCATCAGCACCGGCGTAATCAGCATTCTTTCGCTTGGAAAGCTCCAAAGCCTCATCACATAGAAGCTTGTGGAAGTCAAAGTATTCTTCTCGATTCATGGGTTCCAAAGTAAGACCTCTTCTTTCTTTTGGTTGAACTCCTCATACCGCAAAATCCTAGCAACCCTTGCCTGAACAATCGCATCAGCCTCCGTCAATCCCGCCTTTTCATAGGCGGCCACCACCAGACTCCACTCATTTTCGGTAAGGATCTTTTCTGCCGTCTTTGGCCCCACCCCAGGACAGCCCAAATACCCATCGGTTGAGTCCCCCATCAGCGATTGCATCAGGTGGTTTCGATCCGCCTCCTCTGGGCTGATGTATTGGACTCCCTCTTCGGGGCGTATTGGACGGTACAGCTTCCCAGGAACCGTCATCATATCCTTGTCTTCAGAAACAATGATGGTTTCTGAATCCTTATTAGGGTCTGTTTGCAAGATCCCCATAACGTCATCTGCTTCCAGTGAATCAAACACCGAGCATTTGTAGGTGTCCATCACATATCGCTTGAGTTCCTGGTAGACCACCGGCTTTCTTTTTCCTTTGCGATTCGCTTTGTAGCTCGGAAGGACATCTTTCCGCCAGTTCTTGTGTCCCGTCAAAGTGAGGACTACATCGGTCGCAGACAGAAGCTCTTTAATGTTTGCGATCCAAACATCCACCCGCTCCTTGGCCTCTCGTGCATCCCCGTGGAGAGTCCACCAATCATCACCCCAATCAAACTCCATCTCGACTGCCGCAGACTCCCCGTAGAGAAGGATGTCCCCATCAATCAACAGTGTTCGCTTTGAATCCATGCGGTCTCCTTGGACATCCTGTCCGTGGTGTAATCAATACGTTTTTTTGATTTTAACAACAGCTCCAACTTTTTTCTTCTTACAGATTTCCGAGGGTACAAAGGTATCTCGGCAAGAATTACCGCTTGAGGCTTCTTTTCTCTAAGGTATGGGGATACAAGTTGCAAACAGTTCCTAGCATTATCACCAGTCACATACCACTCGTAAGCAGTGCGTTGTGATGGTCCGGTGGTTTTAGTGCGAATAGTTCCTCCGAATAGTACCTGCAAAAACATAAGCGTGTACGGGTAGGTGTTTGTAACGCTAATCGTAGCACTATGATTAAATCGAAAGCACCCCTCTGCATCTAGGTATCCTGCGGAATAAACCAAGTCAATGAGTTTCTGCCCAGTTGGCACCCACTCGAAATTCAGCGTCAAGTGGGCATCGCAATTCAAGGATCCTTCCAGCAGTAACGATGGACCGGCAAGCGGTCTTCCCCAATTCATTTGCAACCTCCTCTGAGCATGAAAGCTGAACTTCATCGTGAATGTGGGCAACTTGTACGGCGTGATCAAATGCCTCCTGCCGTCTCATATGTCCCGCGAGTACAACCGTTGCTGTTTTCATAACAACAGCTCCTGCACTCTGAAGCAAAAGGTTTAAGGCGGAGTGCTTGGATCTGACTGGTAGCTTCCTACCGTCCAAGCCTGTGAGATACCCCTTGGTGTCCACTGCGAGATCCACAGCCACTTTTAACTTTTTGAAAGCGGGCATCCCATCCATAAACTTTTTCCGAATGGCCTTGCCCTCCTTGATGCCGCCCCCGACAAGACCCCCAAGGTTTTGATCCCCGCTTCCGTAGATAAGAGCGTAGATAAATGTTTTCGCAGCGGCCCTAGTTGGCAACCCTGCTGCCTCTTGATTCGCGGTGTGGGGGTCGCCTTCTGTTACCAGCTTCACGTACTTTCCCCCATCAGCGAAAGCTAGATAATGTGCAAGCATTCGCAGTTCCAAACCAGACGCATCACAACCAACAAGTACATGGTTAGGATTGGGCAGGAACAATGATCTACATTCCTTACCAAACCAAGAATCAGTCGAAGGAACCTGACTTACGTTGGGTCGAGCGTGGGTGCATCGGCCAGAAACCGTTCCGTTCGTGTTAACAGTTCCATGAATCCAGCCATTCGTTTGGTTTTTGAGCCACGCCTCTTTACCATCGGCGAGTTGCCCAAGCCGCTTGGTGATTGTCAAGTATCGCATCAACACCCGTGCTTCTTTATACTCAAGGGCGTTCAAGATACTCTCATCAATTTGAGGCTTACCCTCCCCCGTAAACTTCTCAGGCTTCCAGCCGTACTTCTTGATCAGCTGTTGGGCAATCTGATCCCGAGACCCTGGGTTGAAAGGGATTCGCTTCACCCGCAGAGGGCCTTTGCGAATTTCTGAATCCTTGTGCTTGTCTTTCTTGGCGGCCCCCTTTGTGGAGTATTGCTTGCCGCTCGCCAACCAATACTGTGGAGTCTTCATCGGAACTTCAGCGGCGGGGAAAATTTCCTGAAGCTCTCTCTCCAGCTTAGCCTTATTATCCAACAAAGTTGCATGAAGATCCTTCGCTTTTTCGGTGTCAAAGCGAAATCCGTTGATCTCCTGTAGGCGGATGATCTCTGCAAAGTCATGTTCAAGGCTGACTGAAAGCTCTGCGGGTTCCTCTCGCTGAATAGCTTCCCAAAGCCGGAGAGTTACCAAGGTATCTTGAACACAGTAATCCTCCATCTCCTGGGTCCACACCGACCAATCCGTAGTTTCTCCATACTCCCCCTTGAACTCCCCAAGGCGTTCCCCCCAAGCTTGAAGACTGTGAGAGCCAATCAACACCTTCGGGAATCCGGGCAATTTGAAATCGTCATTCCGGGTATCCGGCCACGCCAACTGAGCCATCAGTTTGGTGTCCCGGAGAGACCCCTTGGGGTTGAATTCATACTTCTTTTTCAGGGCCGGGATATCAAACTTGAGAAGGTTGTGTCCAACAATTATGTCAGCATTCTCAATCTCCCTAAGCCCCTCCTCAATATCCCCACGCTGTGAGTTGTAAACCTGAACCTCTGTTTTAGTTCGGACGACCAAACAATGGATAGTCTCCAAGTCCGAAAGGTTCAACCAATCATCAATCGCATTCGTTTCGATATCAATAATTACCGTGTGCATCCTTACTCCATTGGGTCTCTTGCTTTATTAACTAGGTAAGCGGGGGTGGCTCCCCCAGAAACTTCGTTCAACATGTTTCGCTCAAAGTAGAGCCACGCATCCTCGTGGTCCATATCTCTTGAAAGGATCTCGATCACCTTTCGGTAATCGTATACCACAAAGAAACGATCAGATTGCCGGGCAACCCCCAAGATAGCCTCATCAAACCCCTCGACAAACACAACCTCCGCAACCTCCTCCTCACCTTCTTCGTCATCATCTTTGAAATCATCCGGCTCTTCAATCATCTATCACTCCTAGTTCCCGGAGGTCGTTTTGAATCTCTGGGTCTTGCAACAACATCTCTGCCAACATGCACATGCCCTCTTCTAATCTTTTCTCGATAGAGTCGTTCAAAATCATAATCATTTTCTATTAGCCAATCACGGATCAAAGGATCTTCGAGTAAATGGTTTTGTAGTTTATGAATCATCTGGTTGTGTATTTGCTGAGCTCGTTGGTAGGTGACCCCCAGCACTTTCCCGATCTCTGCGAAGCTCAATGGCTTCCAAAGCGGCGTTGACTTTTTCCCAATATCGTTGGGTGGCTCCAAGCTTCTTGTATCCATGTGGACCCCCGTTGTGTATTCGTGCCAAAGTTTCAAAGTCGTTATCAGGAGCGTATCTATCCCAGTAAGCGGTCATAACTTTACGAGCATACGTATCATCTCGCACATCCGCATACGATCCCCCCAAGTTACTATCATGCTCCACCGCGTCGAGCCAATACGATAATGAAATTTGGTATGGGCCGTGGCTTTTGCCGCCATCCCCCACAGCGTTGGTAGGGTCGGAATGTCCCCCGGTTTCAACCCGTCTAATAGCTTCAAAAAGGGATGTCATTTTGTTGAGTTGCATCATACTCGGCGATTCTCCCGGTGTTGGAGTCATATTGAAGTCGAGAAGCAATCCCCGTCTCTCCGGTGTACCTGTTTTTAAGGACTCGGATGGTAGTAATGTTGGCGTTGCCATCTTCATCTTGTTGGTTTCGTTCCAAGCCCAGAACAATATCAGACAACTGAGCAATAGCGTGAGAGCCTCGTAATTGTGCGAGACTGGTAATTGCACCTTCTTCATGTCCGCGTCCCTCCGGTCTTCGTAAATGTGAAACCAAAAACAATGAACACTTAAGCTCTTCGCACATCGACCGAAGTTGTGTCATAACTTTATCTATTTCCCGCCGTTCGTCACCACCATCCATTCCAGACACAACAATCGAAAGGTGATCCAGAATAATGTGGGTAGCACCCATCGCACGAACCATGTAGCGGATCTTCGCTAACAGATTCCCGCATTCCATTGATCCAAAATGGTCGTACAAACACAGCCGCCCGTGCGCTACAGACTCATCAAAAGCCGTTTTAAGTATGGACTCATCGAAGTCCCAGTCATGCGGCGGCTTGTTTAGGTAGATGCCCATAAATCCACGGGCGGTCCGCTCCACACTTTCTTCAAGAGCGATGTAACCCACCTTGTGGTTGAATTTCATTAGCCAGTGTGCAATCTCTCTGCATACCAAAGATTTTCCAACACCAGTCCCCGCACAAAGTGTAACCAACTCCCCTAATCGGATTCCGTGGGCCTTGTCGTTCACCCCCGGCCAAGGGTAGGGGATGGACTCCACCTCGCCCTCTGCAATCACACGCTCCCACAAATCCGCACCATCAACCACACCATCAGGTCTGTACGTCTTCGCTTCATAGATGGCGGAGGTCAATGCTTTTATCTTTCCCCGCACCAACAACTCGCTCGCATCCTTGCCGGGAATCTCGTTGACAATCTTTGCTTTGCCTGGGGACAGCAACAACGCACATTCGTTTGCGGCAGCTCTTCCGTGTTCGTCGTTGTCGAAAAACAACACCACGGTTTCAAACTTCTCCAAGAACTCCAACGAATTCTTTATTGCCTTCGCCGCTCCCTTGGCTCCGTTAGGAACGGAGACCACCGGCCACTTGTTTCCAAAGGCTTGGCTAACGG